ATGAAACAGAAAAAATCCCTTTCCCAGGATGGTGTAACCCATCTGAGGAAAGGGATTTCTGCATTTATAGGGCGTCGGTTCTATCTGCACCGCATCGTTCTTGTTATTTCAAACCCTTCATGAAGTCGCTGATGTCCAGATCCAGGGCACGGCAGAGGTTGACGGCCAGGGTGAAGTAGATCTCACGCTTGCCGGATTCGATGAATGCGTAATAGGACCGGCTGACGCCGACCATTTCGGCGACATCGGCCTGATAGAGACCCTTTCTTTCTCGAGCCTCTCGAATGAATGTGCCGAACTCTACTGCAATCATGTCTTTGTCGATGGTCTTCATTATTGTTCCTCCAATTGTAATATTAAACAGAAAAATGCCGGACAATTTGAACAAAAAGCAAAAAATAAAATTTTATAAAAAAGGGTCTTGCAATTTTCGCAAAGAGAATTTATATTGTAGGTGAATCTACTGACAGTCACATGAAAGGAGAAAAAAAGACCCTTGCGCTTTATCTATCCGAACCTTGCTACCGAGATGAAAAAGCGAGGTTTAGACTATCAAGACCTGGCTGAAATTCTAGGAATCAGCAAATATGCAGCTTATCGTAGATTGCGAGGTCACGCCGGGTGGAAACTTCATGAAACAATCCGCCTGTGCCAGTATTTCAATGTCTCCGACACGGCTTGGCTGTTTGATTGTGATGTTACTATATCGCAAATTTTTTGAAAAATCAAGACAGGAGTGAGTAATATTTGCGAAATTTGCAGAATGTTTCGATGTGACTCACGGTGTCCTAACGCACCGGAACCTCCTACCGTATGTGAATGCGCCGAATGTAGGAGAGAAATCAAAGAAGGGGAGTGGATGTACAGACTTGGCGACGAGTTCTACTGCGAGGAATGTGTAGAAACTTCGAGGGAGGAGGCAGAGTTGCCGTATGGGTTTGACTGAAGATACATATTACGACAAGAAAGCCAGCCGTGCGTTCATGAGCGTGTCGCAGTTTAAAGCCTTCCAAAAGTGTGAGGCGGCGGCGATGGCAGAAATCAACGGCGAATACATCCCGGAACGGGGGAGAGCGCTGCTCCTCGGCAGTTATGTGGATGAGATGCTGACCGGGACCAAAGAGTCTCAGGAAAAATTCATCGAGGAAAACAGGGGAGAGCTGTTCAAAAAGAACGGTGAGCCCTACGCCGACGTGGCACAAGCCGACGAGACCATCGCTCGTGTGCGAAAGCAGCCGAAAATGATGGAATACATATCCGGGGAGCACCAAGTGATCATGACCGGCGAAATCGAGGGTGTGCCCTTCAAAATCAAGATGGACAGCTACATGCCGGAGCAGTTTATTGCAGATCTCAAGTACATGGCCAGCCTGAGAAGTCCGAATCTGTTTCAGCCGATGATCAATTATTGGGGCTATGACATACAGGCGGCGTGCTATCAGGAAATCGTCCGACAGAACACGGGGGAGAGGTTGCCCTTCTATTTTGTGGTGGCTACCAAAGAGAAGCCTGCGCACCTGGCGCTGGGCGAAATCTCACAATGGAACATGGACGAGGCATTGGAAACCGTCCGTAAGAAAATCAAGCGATACCAGGCAATCAAAGACGGCGAAATTGAGCCGGAGCGTTGCGAGGACTATGGGTGCGATTACTGCACCACGACCAACATCATTATGGCGCCCATCGATACCGATTTGTTCGGCATGAGCCGAGAGCAGATTCGGATCGCAAAGGGTGAAATTTAATATTTTTTTACCCGCCATGTGACTGTAAGTGACACGGCGGGCGATGAAGCATATTTTTTTACCCGCGATGTGACTATGAGTGACACAAGGAGGAGAAATAATGGCAGTTATGTGCTTATACGGTCAGCCGGGAAGCGGTAAAACGGTGAACTCCACTCGTTTGCCCGGTAAGACCTTACTGATCAGCAGCGATAATTCAGCCCTTGTGCTGAGAAATTTTGACCGCCCCAAGCTGACGGTAAAACCCGCAAGCAACTTCAAAGAGTTTGTGGACAGTTTTGAAGAGGCAACCAAGAGCAAGCAGTACGACAACATCGTGGTGGATTGCCTGACCGACCTGATCGATGCCTACATCGTGGAGATCCGCGAGGGTGGGTTTTCGGGGGACATCCGTCAGTATTATTTGGCCATCTATACCAAGGTGAAATACCTGGCTCGTAAAGCGGCCTTTTGCGACACCAACGTGGTGTTCAACTGCTGGGAGGATGTTGAAATCGTGACCCTTCCAAACGGCGAAATCGCAAACCGCGTGTCCCCGATGCTTCCTGCAAAGATCAAGCAGAATGTGTGCGGGCTGTGCTCGGTGGTGGCGTGGGTGACATCGGCCGTCAAGGACGGGGAGAAGAAGTGGTACTACGTGACCGAGGGAACGCCGACCATCATGGCAAAGGACCAGCTGTACATGCGAAAGGCTTGTTTGCCTGAGGAAGTATTTACCGCGCCGGAGGTGAAGAAATGAACTTATTCGATAGCAGTCGAGACGTGTTGGTAAACCAGTCTCGCTACGATGAGCTTCTGCACAAGGAGGCGCTGTTGGACACCATCAAGCGGCTCCACGACAAAATGACTGAGTATGCGTTCCGTGATGCGGTTGGGCATCTGCTCAAGACCGAAGCGGTAAAAAGCGATGAATAAGTTGTGGCTCATATACCGGGTGAGCATTCTCCTTTGGGTTGCGGCGATGATCGCAATTATGTTTTGCAACGTCCCGGATGGTGAAACGCCGGAGCCACCGCAAGAAGGGGAGACCATCCAGCCGATTCCGGAGCCTCCGGTTGTAGAGGAGCCGCCGCCGGAAGAGAACCCGGTGCATGAGGACATCCCATCGGATTCAGAAACGCAGGCGTTGCTCTACCAAGCCTGTGACGAAACCGGCATTCCGTATGAACTGGCCTTGGCGGTTATCTGGCAGGAGACAAACTTCCAAAACATCATCGGCGACGGCGGTGACAGCATTGGATATATGCAAGTGCAGCCTCGCTGGCACAGCGACCGCATGGAGCGCCTGGGAGTCACCGACCTAAGCGATCCATACAGCAACTTCCTGGTCGGCTGTGACTATCTCGCCGAGCTGATTGGGAAAAATCGAGGTCTCGAATGGGCCTTGCATGCCTACAACGGAGGACCGACCTACGCAAACAACATGGCGAAAGCCGGAAAAACCAGTCAGTACGTGAACAACGTACTAAATTACATGAATATTTTGAAAACGGAGGATTTTAAATATGGCGACTTGGAATTTTGACCCGAGTATGTATGAAGAGCAGGACTTTCAAATCATTCCTGCCGGCGACCACCGTGTCCGCATCTTTGATGTGGCTGAGAGAACATTCAGCAGCGGTAATGAGGGATATGAAATCACCCTGGTTGTGAACGGACACAACAGCAAACTTTGGTTCTACCTGGTTCTGGATAAGAATGACCCGAAGAAAACCAACCAGCGTATCGGCGATTTCTTCAATTCGTTCGGCATTGCAGACCACAATCTCGGCAGCGGCAAGCAGTGGATCGGCAAGGTTGGTGCCGTCCGCGTCAAGCATGAGGAGTACAACGGCAATATGAGCGCCAAGGTGGCCTATGTCATCAACCGCAAGAAACAGGACAAGTTGGCACCTTGGAAGGAAACCGGCGGCGCTGCTGCACCTGCTGCTCAGCCTGATGTCTATGCCAACTTGCCCTTTGACCTGTAATGCTCCGAGAGTACCAGCAGGAACTATACCGGAAGACGGTGGAGGCCTTTAAGCAAGGCTTCCATCGTCCTCTGGTGGTGGCGCCCTGCGGAGCCGGCAAATCGTATCTGTTTTCGGAAATGATCCGCCGCACAAAAGGGGAGACCCTGGTGCTGACCCACCGCCAGGAGCTGAAACAACAGCATGAGACGCTGTTTCGCAATCTCGGCATTGAGAATGTTCGGGTAGCCATGATTTTGACCGAGGCGAATCGGTTGGGGCAGTACCCGACACCGGCGCTCATCGTCACCGACGAAGCGCATCTCAGCCGCAGTAATTCCTGGATGCGTGTGATTGAGCATTACAGCACCTGGACGGTGGGTTTCACGGCAACGCCGGTCCGACTGGACGGCAAGCCGTTGGGCGATATTTTCGAAACGCTGATTGAGGGCGTGGATACCAAGTGGCTGATCGAGCATCAGAATCTTGCGCCCTACGAATATTACGCACCCACATTGATCGAAACCGACGGTCTGCGGACGGTAGCAGGCGATTATGTGGTTTCCGATCTCGAAAAACTGATGAATGAGAGGGCAGTTTATGGCAATGTCATTGAAACGTATCAGCGATTTGCTCCGGGAGAACGGAGCATCGCCTATTGTGTATCCGTTGAACACGCCAGAGCAACAGCAGACGCTTTTAATTCCGCTGGTATCCGGGCTGAACACCTATCTGCTGGAACTCCGGCAGGACGGAGAAACCAGATCCTGGACGATTTCCGAGCAGGTGTAATCGATGTTCTCTGTAATGTCGGAATTATCAGTGAGGGAGTCAGCATCGATGAGGTGACCTGCTGTATGCTGCTTCGACCGACCGAGTCGGTGGCACTTGGCATTCAGCAGATGATGCGCTGCATGCGGTATCTGCCGGGCAAGACGGCGAAAATCATCGATTTTGTGGGCAATTACACCCGCATCGGGTTGCCGGACGATAAGAGAACATGGTCGCTGGGCGAACCGTTGAAGCGAAAGCAACGCTTGGACGAAAACGGAGATTTTTACATAAGAACATGCAAGGAATGCTTCATGACATTCAAAACAGCCCCTGTCTGTCCGTTTTGCGGAACGGCATATCCACTCCATCCCCGTGAAATCAAGGCCCACGAGGAAATCGAGCTCAAGCGAATCACGGCAGAGGAGATGGCTCGTGTGGAGGCGGAGAAGAAAAAAGCTCGGATCGAACAGGGGAGAGCAGACAGTTTTGAAGACCTTGTGGAGCTAGGAAAGCAACGAGGATATAAGAACCCTGCGTTCTGGGCAGCGCAGGTAATGAGGGGGAGAAGACGATGAAGATTGAAGAGGCGGTCCGCACGATTGCGGAATACTGCGGCGAAAGAAAAACCTGTGAAGGGTGCCGGTTTTTGGGCAGGAATGAAATCTGTTTTTTCGCCCTGAGCGATCTCCCCTGTGATTGGGAAGAGGGTGGCGCATATTAATAAGGAAACCAAACTCCAGAACCAAATCATCGTTGCCCTTTGCCGGAACGGCTGTGTGGCACGAAATCATACCGTCGGTCAGTTTTATACCAAGTACGGCACCATCGTGAATGTCGGTCAGCATGGCGAAAGCGATATTTTCGGTCATCGCATTTCAGACGGCAAGGCGCTGTACATTGAGGTCAAACTGCCCGGCGAAGAACCCCGCGAGGATCAACAGAAATTTATTGATGCAATGAAAGCCGCCGGTGCCATTGCCGGTTGTGCTCATTCTGTAGAGGAGGCGCTGAACATTGTTACGAGCACCGTGTAAAGATTGTCCCGACCGTTATTTCGGCTGTCAACCCAAGTGCGAAAAGTATCAGGCGTTTCGCACTTCTCTGGATGAGTTGACAGAGAAGAAGCGAGCATTTCGACAGCGTGAAGATGACTTTTTTCATGTAATACATAAACCAAATCCGAGTGGGAGGCGGTACACGTGATTCGCTGTAGAAAATGTGGCAGATTGTGTGCGGACTGCCTGATCGGCTCCTGTCAACACCCATCGGTCAATACCGTGTTCGGCAAACAAATCTGTATGTATTGCTGTAAAGGCTGTAAGTTTCACATTCAGCTCAACATCAGGGATCACGGCGTGTGCGGTGTGAAATGCAGATATCACGAAGAGGGGAGTTTTTAACGTGACCCGATTTCTTTATCGTGTTCAAGATCTCCTCGCCGAAAGGGGAGAGGTGCTGAACGATTTGCAGAGTGGCGCCGGAGTAAACCGCAAGACGCTCTACCGAGGACCAAAGCGCAAACAGACCATTGCCGCCATCGCGTATTACCTCAGTATGAGAGCAGAGGAACTGGTCGCCGGAACCGATGCAGAAGAAGTCTGGAACCAGGACACGAGTGAGTATTAATCAACCAGGAGGCTTGCCCCATGATACAGGAAATCAAACAACGGATTTCGTGCGTGGACTATCTTGCCCGCCACGGAATCCATGTCAGAAACGGGGGGCGATGCGTATCGCCCCTCCGACCAGGGGCGAGAAATCCTTCGTCCTTTTACGTTACCGGCGACCGCTGGTACGACTTCGGCTCAGGCTACGGTGGCGATGTCATCGACCTGGCCGCACAACTGCAATTCAACGGGGACAATGGCGCCGCCATTCGGGCTCTTGCCGATGAACTCGGTATTCAGCGCCCCAAGCAGGAGATCCAATGGCGAGAGGAAATTCAGCAGCTGTGCAACCGTGCGGCGCACTACCACGCATCGCTGACACCGGAGGATTATACATATCTCAACGAGCGTGGTTTTTCTCGTGAGGATGCTCAGCGACTGATGATCGGGCGTGTCACGGACGGCTATCTGCGTGGTCGCCTGTTCCTGCCTTATTTCCAGAACGGTGCCGTGGTCTACTATGCAACACGAGCGCTGCCCGGCTCCAGTTTTCAGGACAACAAGTACATGAAAGCCGCCCTGTCGGAATCGCCGGCATACCGCCACATTCCGTGGGGCTTACAAACCTTGAATCGGGTCACGGACCACGATACCCTCGTCATCTCGGAGGGTTACTTTGACGCCGCATCCTGGGAGCGAGCCGGCTACCCGGTGCTTTCTCCCATCACGGGGAACTTTTCTAAGGATCAGTGGCCCGATGTGCTCGCTGCTTGCCGCCTGTTCAAGCGTGTGTTCATCATCTTCGATAACGATACCGTGTCCCACGCCGGTGATGGATTCACCGCGAGAACCTCGCAGCGTCTGTTCCAAGCACGTATCCCCTTTGTCGTGGGCCATACACCAGACGGCATAAAGGATGTAAATGATTATTACATTACAGGCGGAAACCTGCAGGCGCTCATCGACAATGCAGTAGATGGGCTGAAATACATCGCCTCGCAGTACAAGGATGCCATGCAGCTCAAGAACTTTATCATGTCCATCAACCGCTATACCGACTCCACGGCCATCGCCGATGCGCTGCACGGATGTAATTTCCCGGAGGCGGTTCTGAAAACCATTCAGAAGGCGGCAGACTCCGCACCCACCGAGTCGCAGATCGTGGATGAGATTATCGAGAAGCATCATATTATATATGTCGACAACGTGGGCTTTTACGAGTGGGATGGACGTGTGTGGAGCAAGATCTCGGACGGCGTGGTCAAAAACTATGCGGACGTGCTCTACGGCAAGCGGTTTGCTACGGCGCAGCGTGTCAACGCCGTGTGCAATCTGTTGAAATCACGCTCCATCACCGATGTGCGCTTCGACCGCAACCCGGTGCTGACCTTCCAGAACGGCACGCTGGAAATTGAAACCGGGAACTTCCGCGCTTTTTCTGAGCTGGATTACTGCTCCATTATCATGGACTACGACTACGATTCGACTGCCACGGCGCCAGTGTGGGAGGCGTTCATTCAGGATGTGACCGATGAGGAGCCACGCCGTGCGGAGATTCTGCAGTTTATCGCCGGGTATATCCTGCTTCCCGACTGTCGCCATCAGAAAATATTCCTGCTGGTTGGCTCAGGTGGCAACGGCAAATCGGTGTATTTGGAAATCATTCAGAAGCTGTTCGGCGACCGCAACGTCACCCATGTTGAGCCCACAGGACTGGCCAAAGAGTTTGAGCGCATCCGCCTGAAGGACTCTCTGCTGAACATCGGCTCGGACATCAACTCGGACTTTTCTCGTGGTGAGATCCGTGAGTGGCTGCTGAAAATTGCCGACGGCACATCCATCCAGGCTTGCTACAAGGGCAAGGACCACGTCGACTTTGTCCCACGCTGCAAGCTGGTCTATGCCTGTAACGCCATGCCTACGGCTGAGATCATCAACGGTCTCAACCGCCGTATGCAGTTTGTCGACTTTCCGTGCCAGTATGTCGAGGTCCCTGATCCGGACGAACCACGTCAGAAGCCGAGGGATATTTACCTTACCGAAAAACTGGCAGCGGAACTCCCTGGCATTTTCAACTGGGCCTATGCCGGTTATCGACTGCTCAAGACGGTTGGATACTTCACCGATGCACCCGAGCAGACCGAGTTTCTGCGCCAGTTCGAGCAAACATCAAATCCTGTGCTTGTGTTCTGCGAGGACCATCAATTCGCCGGCAACGTGTCCCGCGAGGTGGTCTACTCCAAATATAAATTTTGGTGCGAGGAAACAGGACACAAGCCCCTTTCCCGTGAACGGTTTATTCCCAGGTTCCGTGACGCAATGGGTGATCGCATCATCGGCGAGGAGCGCATCCGCATCAACGGCGAACGCACCCGTGTTTTCGTCATTGAACCTGGGTCGTGACCTTGGACCACCGCGTAGCCGTGGACCAAGATGGTCCTCGGGTGGTCCAGGGAAAGTGAAAGAGCGTGGACCGGCTCAAATTCTTTGGTACGACTGGCTTTTTATTCTTTTTGGTCCAAGTGGTCCAAGTAAAAATATATATAATAAAGAAATATAAATAAATGTAAAGCAAAACACGTATACACACGTATTTTTTCTATATAGCCCTGCCGGCAGTAAATTTTACTTGGTCACCTGGACCACTTGGGCCAGCGACGATGGACAACTATGTTTAGGAGGGATTTTCGTGGAAGAGAAAACCACACAAATCATAAAATCAACCGGACGAGGAGGGAAGAACAATTTCCCTGCAGCTCAGATTCCGGATACCGAAACGGGCGACAACGCCAAGTTTCTCAATCATGCACTTGCCATACGCGCAATGCCCCCGATTGACACGACCGATCCCGTACAGGTCGAACACCGCATTACGGAGTATTTTCAGCTTTGTGCACGGGATGATATGAAGCCTTCGGTAAAAGGATTTCTCAATTCTTTGCGCATCGCCAAATCGACTCTATGGGAATGGCGGCAGGGTAACTATCGGGCAGACACCCATCAGGCCATCATCTGCGAGGCTTACGATGTGCTCGAAGCGCTTTGGGAAGACTATATGCAGAACGGTAAGATCAATCCTGTTTCCGGCATCTTCCTGGGCAAGAACAATTTCGGTTATCAGGATAAGCAGGAGTATGTGCTGACGCCGAATCAGAACAATCAGACTGTCGACTCTGCTGCGTTGGAGCAGAAATATGCCGAGTTGCCGGAAGTGTGAGGATGTTCGGCGACTGTCAGGTCGAACCCAATTAAAAAAGACAAAAAATCGCAACTTTTTATCGACTTTAACGACTGCCGCGCATCGACTATGGCCAACGACTATGGCAGGCCTCAACGACTATCGACTATCGTCACGCGTTATGAGCCCGAAAAGCGCAAGAAAACCTCGGGCTTTTGGCGGCTCGGGGTTCATTTTTTGGTCTTGTTGGATGTCAGATGTCATTTTATACCACGGATTTCACATCCAGCGCCGGATTTTTGCCCTTAACCGCGCCGCGTCACTGACAGTCACATTTTAGCCGTTTTTCTGCCTCGTCACGGTGTTTTCGAAAGTGTGGCAGGGTGTTTGTTCCTGGAAAGCAAAAAACCGCTTAGAACGCAAATAAACAGCGTTCTCGGCGGTGGCTGTTTTTGGGCATAAGAAAACCGCCCCCAAATTGGAGGCGGTTCCGTGTTATTCCCAATAGGAAAGTTTTCCGTCACATTCTAGCTCCCAACTGATTTGGGCGGCCTTGTGCTTATCATTTACGCGAGTGTGCAAGCTAATATAACCGGATTCATGACGGATATAAACTGTATACATATTTTTTACCCCTTTATCTAAAAATTTTATTTCCGATCCAATCCCAAACAGTAGCCACCAGGCAGAACACGAAAAACGGCCAAACGAGCTGAAAAAACAAATCCCAATGCATTGTTTTGCCTCCGATTAGATTGGCGCGCCGCTTTGGTCGCCGATCACCCACAAAAGCGCGTCGATCACGTGGTAAAGATTTTCCCGTTTTTCGGCGTCCGTTTCTCGCATAGTCTTTTCGATGTATTCATCAATCTTTTGTTTGATTTCGCTTGTCGATCTCATTTGTTTTACCTCCATTAGAAAAGCCCTGGCGATCGCCAGGGCCGTTGTTTACTTCATAAAACCTTTACATAGTCGCCAGATAACGCCGGCGGGAAAATACAGGATAAAAACCAGGACCCAAAGTATCAATTGTTAGCCCCCTCTACAAATTTTCGGACATGCTCACAAATAAGGGGTTCGTATGTTTTGCAAACCGTTTCATAAACGGCTGGCCCATCCGGATCGATAATGTAAACACGAAACCGCGCGTTGCCGTTTTTGTCGTGCTTTTCTTTCGTGTAGAAATAGCTGATATATGAGCCGTTAACAATTGTTGTTTTTAAATCGTGCATTTTCATTTGTTGCGGCCTGCCTTTGTGAATGTGCCGTCCGGGTTGAAATAAATCCCGGCGCGTGCCTGGTATGCCAGGATATCGCCGACGGTTAATTCTTGGTTTTTCCATGCGGCCCAAACCTGGCCCGGTGTCATTTCGTAAAGTTTCATTTTCTATACCTCCATACAAATAATGGTTTTCCGTTGATGTCTCTGCCTATGTACTTTCCTAATACGGCACTATTTGAGCTTTTCATTTATGATGTGCACCCCGTTTTTTTCGTAGCACAAACCGCAATCGAAACAATTACGAGCGCCGCAATTAATAGTTACGTCGTTTTCTTCAATAAAGGTTGGATCGTAAACCGTGAAAACCTTGTCAACGAATGGGAAAATGTTTTTGCGTTCTTTATTCATAAACAGAGACGATAAAACGATGTTCAGGTTTTCCGGCTTTTCGTAGCCGTCCGCGATCGCCTCGGCGATATAGTCGGGGTTTTTCGTCCATAGCGCGAACTTTACACGCGGATTTTTATAGCAGAGATTAAAATAGTTCTTTGCCTGGGTTGCGTTGTTCAGATCACCGAACGCCTCGAAACGGAAATATAAGCTGTTGATGGTTGGCAGCATATCAAGCGGCAAAACATCGCTTGTTAATATGCGCTGGTTTTCTACCATGGGTTTTTCCATACTCGGGAAAACCTTCATTTGTTTGGCTGCAAAACATTTTTCGCAGATGCTGCCCTTGATCTCGGCATTCTTTTTGCATCGCTCGTTTGTTGTTACGCTTGTGCTAATGGAAACCATGCCGGCCATTTTCCCTGAGTGTTGTGTTGTAAAGTGTAGGCCGCTTATTTTACGGCTGTTTGCTAGTGTGCAATTCATATTGTTGTTCCTCCTATGTATTGATTAAATATCAAGATTTATCTTGTGTAATTAATATATCAAGATTAATCTTTATAGTCAACACTTTTGGAGAAAAAATATCAAGATAAATCTATATAATTTCGTGGTGTCGTTTTTGTACACTTTAACGACACATCAACACGCTCCCGGATCGGAGCCAGGCAGCTGCCCCGCGTTTTTGTTTTTGCGTTGATTCCGTTTCTTTTTGTGGTTGCCGCTGCCGTATGGACCAAACCCCCGGAGGGGGATAGGCCGCCACCGCCCGCCCTGGGCAAGGTGCGTCAGTAGAGAAAAAATAAAAAAAGACGCCCCTCGGAGGAGGAGCGTCAAACGGAGTTCTATATTGATTTTTTAGCAAAAAGGAATATACTAAAAATTGTTAAAAGTGTGTAGCATTAAAGAAATCGATATGCCCGACGCAGAGGAGTTGCTTGCGCGATGGAAGTTTTGTTAGGACTTGCCACATTGATAATCATTGTTGCCATTATTGTGAAGTATAATAAGGACAGCGAAAACAAGACTACTGAAAAACAGTCTATAAGCAGTAGCGTTAACAGCTATAAAAACAAGTATCAAAATGTGCAAAGCAATCCATATGACCCGTCGTTTGCGCTTGACGAAGCATTGCTTTGGGAACTACAACACAACGGAAAGATTCGCGCAATAAGAATCCTTCGGGAAAATACAGGCCTTTCTTTGGCTGATGCTAAAACATATGTAGAACATCTGGAGTTGCGTATTCCTAGATGCAAGAAGGAGTCAGAAGCATCCAAGCCCGAGGATGTTTCTGCTGTCGATGGAATGGATGGTCACGCATTTGAAAACTACTGCGCACAACTCCTGAGAAAGGTTGGTTTTGCGGAAGTAAGTGTAACGCCGGGGTCTGGCGATCAGGGTGTCGATGTCCTCGCAACAAAAGACGGCATTAAATATGCCGTTCAGTGTAAAAACTATGCGACCCCTCTCGGAAACACTCCAATCCAAGAAGTTAATGCGGGTAAAGTGTTCTATAATTGCCACGTTGCAGTTGTTATGACAAATTCAACTTTTACACCGAAGGCAAAAGAATTGGCGCAAGCGACTGGTGTGTTGTTATGGGGCAGGGACAAACTCCAAGAAATGATTGTGGCAAGCAACAGAACGAAACAAGAGGCGCCGAAAAACCAAAATGTTGTTTCAACAGCGCAAACGTTTTCTGCACAAGAGCCTGTTCCGCAAAAACCGGTTGTCCAAGCCCCGGTTGCACCTCTTTCTGCCGTTGCCTCCCATTTTATGAACGGGGAAGGGGTAAGCATAACGGAAGAAATAGACGGTGTGCAAATTAACGTTCACGTCGGTAGTGCAAGCGCAGTTAATTTAACATTAAGTAGTTTTGGCATTGATAAAGACGATGATATGCCGGATGAGCTTACGTTAATGTTTGACGTTGAGGCAAAAAATGCTCACGGAATTCCGGAAGACGTAACCATCGTTTGCAACGCCTTTGCGGGCGACCATAAGCTTGCCACCGAACACGAATACTTATATAAAAACTCTTTTGATTGGCGAGATAGTCTGGAAGTTTATTTTAATAAAAAGAATCTTATGGAAAAAACGACTCGAATCGATATTTATTGTAAACGCAGAGCCCTGTAGTGGTATGAACAGGGGGAATTGTGAATGAAGATTATTTTATCACGCAAAGGCTTCGATTCTGCAAATGGTGGCTGCCCAAGTCCTATATTGCCTGACGGCACACTGTTATCTATGCCAATACCCTCTGACGATAGTGTGTGTTATGAGGAGTTATACTATAATGACAATAAATATTCAGATTTACTACAACAACTAAATCCGAGAAAAGCATACTCAAAGTGTCATTTAGACCCTGATATAAGAAAGAACAATCGACTTGTTGGTATACCCGAATGGAAGCCAGCATTCGGGCAAACTGGTTCCTCTCAAGGCTTGTTGATGAATGCACAGGTCGGTGTCGGTGATGTTTTCTTGTTCTTTGGTTGGTTTAAGCAAGTTGAACTGTATAACGGAAAGTATAGGTACGTTAGAAAGAACGCCGCAGACTTTTATCATAGTTCAGACTTGCATATCATTTTTGGGTATATGCAAATTGGTGAAATCATTACAAATCCTCAAAGGATTGCGGACTATCACTGGCATCCGCACTCTTCGCATGAACACCTAAAAACGGCTAATAATACTTTATATATTCCATCCGAAAGATTGTCATTTCTTCCTGATTATAATGGATATGGTGTTTTAGACTATCGAGAAGATAGAGTCTTAACAATGAAAGATCAAAACAGGGGGACGTGGAAGGAATTAGATTTTCTCTTCCCGGAGCATGTGTATGGAAACAAGAAAAATTCAGCAAAGGAAAAAGGATTATATTATAGCGGGATATGGCAAGAGTTGGTTGTGTTTGAATCGGAAAATCTTTTAGAATGGGTAAAGGGTGTTATTGAATAAATCGTTCTGCGATTCATTACATATTCAAAACTTAGTCTTGAGCGAAGGAGGCCTTGCAATGTGTGCGAAGAAAATCACATACAATAAACTTGTTCGGGATCGCATTCCGGAGATTATTGAGGCATCCGGCAACTGTTGTAAAATCCAGGTTCTTGAGGACGAAGCGTATCTGCGCATGATTGATGCAAAGCTTGATGAGGAACTTGCAGAGTATCACAAGGACCAAAATCTCGAAGAGCTGGCTGACTTGCTTGAGGTGATATACGCTGCGGCAGAAGCTCGCGGATACAGCGTGGATCAGCTGGAAAAAGCGCGAGCTGAAAAGGCCGAAAAGCGTGGTCGCTTTCAGAAAAAGTTGCTTCTCATTGAGGTTGAGGAAAACTGAAAACCCAAGATGGATGCACATATATATAAATGTAGAAGCTGCAGGGCGCTATTGCCGTGCAGCTTTCTTTTTTCAAGATTACTCTTGACAATCAAGAAGAATCATGATATATTTAGTGTAACAAAAGCAAACGAGGAGTGTTCACCATGAAAGCGAACGAAATTTTGGTAGATGTAATGAAAAACACGGTAATGCAGGACGGCAAGCAGTACACGCAGACTCGCATGGCTGAGGAGCTGTCTGAGCGCTCGGAGAAGAAGGTTACTCTGGCTGCCGTGAATGATCGCTTGAAGAACGAGAACATTAAAATCAGCAACTTCATTGAAATGCTGGATCTGATGGGCTACGAAGTGGTAGCCCGTCCCAAGAATGACAAGCGTGCTGAGTATGTGGTAGAACCCGGTACCGACAGAAAGCGAGTGAAGTAAGATGCGTCGATATTTTTACGGTCGTGTATCGAGCAAGGATCAGAACCTGGACCGCCAGTTGGAAAGCGCGAAACAATATAAAAATGTAGACCGCGTATTTACCGACAAGCAGAGTGGTAAAAACATGGACCGCGATGGCTACCAGGAGATGAAGTCGCTGCTAGAGCGTGGCGACGAAGTGGTGATTCATGCCCTGGATCGTCTTGGCCGTAATAAGGATGCCATCAAAGAAGAGCTGGCGTGGTTTAAGGATCACGGCATCATTGTCCGCATTCTGAACGTGCCGACAACGCTGATTGAGTACCCGGAAGGTCAGGAATGGGTGATGGAAATGGTGAACAACATCCTGATCGAGGTTATGGGTGCCTTTGCCGAGCAGGAGCGTGAAAACATCCGCAAGCGTCAGGCAGAGGGCATTGCAGCCATGCCGGTGGATGAGAATGGTCGCAAGGTGAGTAAGAAAACCGGCCGTGGGTTCGGTCGCCAGGAGAAGCACCCGGAAAACTTTTTGGAGATCTACGCCCGTCAGCAAGCCGGAGAGCTGACCCTGAAGGAAGCGCTGGCAGAGGCTGGTGTGGGTCGTACTCGCTGGTATGAACTGGCGAGGGAGGCGACCGCATGATGGATTCGAAGCTTGAGTCGGCTCTGGAAGGCATCGAGCTGACCGAGCGTGAAGAGCGGTATTTGGAATGGTTGTCGCGTATGGACGGTGAGACGGTGGCCGTGTTCGCCGAATTGTTTGAGAAAGTAAAAAAAGCACCAAACGGTGAGAATGGTGCTTGACAGCACATTATATTTAATGGTAGAAAAAAGAAAAAAAGCCGGAGGGCTAAGCCTCCGGCAAGGTAGATGTTTCGATGATGATTTCGGACAACACTTGTGCTTCTGGGTTGCCGACAAGGAGCGAGAGAAGAATATCCGCAAGGGTGTGGATGCGCTCTAATTTGGATGCCAGCTCGTCAATCGTGAGGTCTGTAAACATCGTGTGACACCGTTCCTTTTATATAAGGTAAGTAGGGCGTTCGCCCCGCCACCGAGCCACCGATGGCGGAGCGTGTGCAGCAGATATTGGGGATCTGCTACGTGTCCATATCGTAGCAGACGGTAGTTCGCTAAAGCAATAAACAAAAACAAAGTATTTGCTTTAGATACGAAGTATGTCGCTTTGTTTGCGCGAAATTCTGCTTTGTTTACGAAATGGAGACAAAAAAATGCGATTTGAAAAGTGTTTGACTTGCCCGTCAATCAAGGGCAAACAGTGCGCCGGTCCGAATTTTATGACCGCCACAACGAAAGAAGCTATAGAATGGATGCTTGCGTTTCAGAAGCTGAACGGTATCACGAATGCCCGGTGGGCGGAAGCGTCCAGTGTTCCTAAAGGCACGATTGATGGCCTTAAAAAACGAGAGGACATCCGGCATGACACACTTTATCCATTGCTCAAGGCGCTGGTCGAGTTGGCCGGCGGTGTGTGGGGCGGTGAGTCGTGCCCGGTGGCCGTCAGTGGCAACGAAGAAAATCTGAGATTGGTGCAAGAGTTGGAGCGCACGAAAAATTTGGCTGCGCAGCTCTCACGCGACAAAAAAGAGCGCACGAAAGCGATATATGCTCTGTTCGGTTTGTGTGCCGGGCTGGTTTTACTGTTGGTGCTGCTCTGTTTGTGATGCTTCGATGATGATTTCTGTCAGAACTTGCGCTTGAGGATTGTCGCGGAGAAGATCGAAAAGGATTTCAGCGACCACGTTGATGCGTTCCATGTTCTTGAGTAAAGTGTCGGTCATTGAAGGGGCCCCCTTTGGTATGTAAGTCTACCTATATTCTAGAACAAAAGTTCGATTTTGAAAAGAGTAATATTTGAGCAATTTCGAGCCAGTCCGATAAGCAGGACAGCGAAAATTGTTTTGAGCGCCAAGAGCGCCTTCCTATTTTGAAAGGAGGGCGCTTTTTCTATGCCTGAAAAAACTCTGAAAAAAATAAAAAATCTGCCGAAGCAGAATGAAGAAACATTAAATGATGCGCTTGGATTGGCAACGCTACTGGAGCATCCGATGGAGTGGCTGCGATGGATCCGAAAAGAAGCCATGGCGCTGCGAACGGCCGAAGCACTGGAAATCGTGCGAAAAACCTATTTCATCGGCGGCAGATATTCCTTTGACGATTTTATGATCGCAATGGAATGGAACCGTGAGCCTCAGGCGAGGTTCTGGCTGCCCCGCCGTAAGGTGCTGGAGGGGAAACATAGAATAGCCACACGGATACAGGAGTTCATGGATGACCCCGATGCGCTGTTTTTGGGATTCTCTCAGCCGCCTGGAACAGGGAAGACCACCATTATCAAGTTTCTACTGGCGTACATCATCGGCAAGGAGCCGCAATCGGCGAATATGTACATTTCTTATTCGGACGGCATGACCAAAATGCTGTTGGACAGCGTGCGGAGTATGCTGACGGACACTGCTGAGTATGCGTTCCACGAGATTTTCCCCGGACTTGGCATGCCGGATGTGTCGGCGGAGTACAAAACGGTGTCGTATCGCCGTAAGGGAGATTTCCCGACGTTGGGTTTGGTGTCCATGAGTGGTTCGGTTACCGGTCGTACCCGTGCCAACCGATTCCTTGTAACCGACGACCTGGTGAAAAACAAGGAAGAAGCACGTTCCCCGGAGCGATTGGAGAAGCTGTACGCCGATTATACGGCCACGCTGACCACCCGTATGATCGGTGACAACGTGAAGCAAATCATGCTGGGAACCCGATGGAGTTCCTATGACCCGTTGGGGCGCATGCAGGACGCCCACGAGGATGATCCGCGTTATACCTTTATCGCCATCCCGGTGTGGGATGAAAACGAGGTATCCAACTTCGAGTATGAGCACCCGGACCGCTACACGACCGAAAAAATCCGTGATATCAAGGCAACCATCGACAGCGCTGACTTCGAGTGTCTGTTTATGCAGCACGGCATCGAGAAGGAAGGTCTGGCATTCCCGGCGGATGGGCTTAAATATTATAATGGTATACTGCCGGACGGGCAGCCGGATAACATCGTGTTCGTGAATGACGTGGCATGGGGCGGCGGCGACAGCCTGAGTATGCCGATTGCATACGTGTACGGCGCTGACGTGTACATCCACGATTGGATTTTTGATAAGCGAGACAAGAGCTGCACCAAGCCCCGTGTGGTGGCGAAAATCCTGCAACACAAGGTTAAAATGGGTCGCACCGAGGCAAATAACGGCGGTGATGAGTATTCGGACGATGTGTACCGCATCCTCCGTCAGGAGCACGGGTATTCGATTAATATGTCGCATAAGAAGGCACCCACGAACATGGCAAAACTGACCCGCATTGAGCAGCACGCGCCGACAATCCGTGATTTTTACTTCCGCGAGTCGAGTTGCCGCGATGAGGATTACCGCAGAGCCATGAGCGAAATGACCGGGTTTAGCTTCACAACGAAGAACCTGCACGATGATGCGCCGGACAGCATGGCGATGCTGGCGGATTACCTGAGTAGTGGGATTAAGTCGGTCACAGTGGGGAAGAGGTTGTTTTGATGGCGCATTTCGGACAATTGGATCAAAAGAGGTTGGTATCAAATTATGATACCAACCTCTTTTTGTTGATCTATTCCAAAGGATTATATGTTTTTACTTTTCGACGGAGTCGCTCAATTGCCCTGGCCTCAATTTGTCTTACACGTTCGCGGGATATATTGAGTATCTCTCCCACCATCTCTAAGGACAGCGGCTCATGCCCATTGAGTCCGTAGCGCAACTCTAAAACTTGCCGGTCTCTTGCTGTTAATCGTTGCAGCAATTCATGAACTTTTTGACACATCGCTCTTTGTTCGCCTTTTTCTGCTTCCACCTCATATAGCGTTAGGATGCCGACATCTTCGCTCAAAGTATCTACATCAGTGGTTACACGCCATCCATATCGAAACATGTGATTTGTTCTCAGCTGCCTGTAATCGAAATAGCGATGGTCTTCGTTATAGTCCCATTGTTCGTTTTTATGATATTCCTCAGCATCCCACATACAGGTATCTAAAATATGAGATATTACGGATGCTGCTTTTTTCGTGACAACATCTCCAAACAACTCCTGCATTTCCAGCGAATTCTCTATAATAGCAGTACACACCGCTTCTTCCAGATGATATTTGAATTCATCGTAGCCGGAGTGCCTATGCCAAAACGGATCTCTGCCTGCCGTCCAAGCTCCTAAGAATCCATTTTGAATGGCATCGTCGAGATCGAAATCTAACAAATCATTGTGTAATAGTGCATAGCGCAGGATTGTTGGAAGCGCCTCTGCCAACTGCCGGTTGGCGGCAGTTTCTGACGGTGCAATGTATATCGCCCAGTGAAGCAGAGGAAATAGTTCTGGGTGATTTCGTAAAAAAGCTGCATATAAATTGCTCATGCCGTCGGAAGAACTCGATTGTCCGTTCCACTCTATTGCACTTAAAGCGTCCAATTGAAACCGGCACATTTCCTCGACCCACTTATGGGACGGAAGTTGGCATCTTTTCAGGGTTTCATCGTATGATGTGTCCATGGGGAGCAGATCTTGTAATTCATCTTCCATGTGCCGAAGCACCACTTTGCGTGCGCAAACTTCAGACGCACTGGCAAACAGCTCATCACAGAACAAGGCACATATAGAGGGGTCGTCAGGGACGAAGGGCCATTCATTTTTCATGCAAAAGTAGAAGTGTTTTGCGAGCACGTTTTTGTAATCTTCATAATTTGAAAAATCGCTGGGGTCTACCGCAGCAGACTGAAGAAACTCAGAAGACGGTGTTATTCCGCATAACCAGTGACCACCTTCAGCATCCATCAAGAAGTCCGCTTCGTTTGCGAAGTCGACTATTTTTCGGTATTCTTCTTCGGTATCATAATCGTACGGATCCACTCTTTCGTTCATGCCTAAATATGAAGAAACATCATCAATGAATTGATCGCACCACTCGCAATTAGGCCAGTAGCAGTATTCGTCTCGGTCACAGGATCGTGCGACCTCATCCTTTAACAAATCAAACCAATGCACAAACTCACCACTCTCACGGCATAAGAGTATTGGGGCTACGTTGAAATTTAGCAATTTTAACGGCTATAGTTACGTGTAGAAAGCTCTCAACAAGTTATGACTGTGTCCCTAGGTAATTCTTCCAGATTGGACGTACAAAATACCATTAAAATTATACGCTTCCTCCTAAAATATGTCAATGACGCCACGGCAAGGCAAGGCGGCCTGATGGCGTTGAATGTAAAAGTGAACTTCCAGTCAAATGCCGAAAAATAGAGTAAAAAGTGGAAGTTCACTATGACAATTTAGGGCGGTCTGATGGGGCGCTTACCTCCTCTACGGTGCACAAAGCTGTGATTTTGTTCACCGGGAAAGACCTCCCCCCTTCGGGCGGAAACCAGGATTTGGCGGGCAGAACGACGATTTTTCAATTTTACATTGATTCCCAGTTTTTTCGGGATTATAATGGTGTCACCAATTTAGCGTCTCTTAATAACCATATCGCAAACAAGAGGAACTATGGAGGGCAAATGATGAAATGTTTTAATTGCGGAACCGAATTGACGGATGGAGCAAATTTCTGTTCATGCTGCGGTGCGAAAATTACAGCACCTGAACCACCAGTTGAAGAAAAAAACGTTGTTGGGGATTTCGTATCTCCCGAAGAAGATTTTGCGGCGGTTAATGCACGGGTTGATAGGCATATTACTCTTGATTCCCCTATCAAAGATGCGGGTATTGATTCTCGCTTAGCGGATATGTTTGATAAGTTGGGCATGAAAACAGTTGGACAGGCTTTGGAATACTCCGAGACTGCAAATTTTCGCGGCTCGACAAAGGCTAAGTTTGATCATGAAATAGCTAAAATTAAGGAAAACCTCTCTGCCTCTAACGCAAGTGATAATAAAGCTGGGGGTGTGTTGGAGCAAAAGATGGAGGAATTCAAATCAGAAGTTACAGAACTATCCACTAGAGATCTGCTTCTAATTTTAGAGGTTCAGGCAAATTTATATTCTGATGAAGAACTTGCCATATTAAGAGCAGAACTTGCGTCACGACCTGAAAATGCCCTTGAGATAGAGCTCGAAGAAGAAAGCCAAGAAGGCACAGAGGATTTAGAAAGTGAAGCAATTAGTCGCAAACCGATTATTTCCCCTTTGAGTATCTTTGGCATAGGATTTGCTGTGATAATTCTTGGCATAATAATAGCAGTATCCGGCGCCCCCTATGCGGGCCAGTGGACGATGATTGTTGGCGCGGCTGGTGTTTTAGTCGGCTTGTTTTGGCTCATTATTAAAACTATTCTTGCCACCGAAGCGCCAGCGAAAATCGGATTAACATTTGTTGGGGCTATGGTGGCAGTGCTTGCTGTTATTGGAATAGGACTAGCATTAGATTTAGGTGCTGTTGGCACTGGTATTTTAGTCGTAGTTATCTTCATTGTTGGACTATGCATTAAATGCGCTATTGACAATACCGCTTGTCCCCAGTGCGGCAAAAAGTTCGCAATGAAAGAAATCAGCCGTCAGCTGGTAGGAAGCCGCGCCACCACCATGGATGTCACTAGAAGAGTTAAAAATAGCAAGGGTGAAGTCATTAGAACATATACCGAAGCGGTTCTTGCAACACTTTACACCTACGATTGCATTGATGAGTGCAGATTCTGTGGGCATCGGCAAGAAGTGCGGCGAGAGAAAAAAGAAAGAGATTAATAAATACCTAACAGTAAAAAGCGGAGGGTTCCCCTCCGCTTTTGTTATATTTGGGAGAGCAGCCCTCTTTTATACCGGATTTTTGTGGCATATCGCCCTTGCGGAGTGGGGCGGATGGGATGATAATGTAGGTGAGAAAAATAGAACGATGGGGGTAGTGTGCCCTCGAGGTGACTGTCAGTGACACAAGGGCGGTGATTAACATGGAAACGAGACAGATATTCGGAAGACGACAAATTTATACTGACGTGGAAACGATTACTGCCGAAAATGTGGTGGAAGTGCTTGTTCAGGCGTTGAGCGACCACCTGGTGAACCAGGGCGAGATTCAGTTCTTGTGGGATTACTACCGTGGTAAGACGCCGATTTTGCAGAAAACCAAAGAAATTCGCGAGAGCATCAACCACAAAATCAACGTGAACCGAGCCAATGAAATCGTGACCTTTAAGCGTGGTTACGGCTTTGGTGAGCCAATCCAGTACATCAGCCGAGGCACCAACGACGATGTTTCGGACGAAATTGCGCAGCTGAACGAGCAGATGTTCCTTGCCGGCAAACAGGCTGAAGACAGTGCGCTGGCGGAATGGCTGTATGTGTGCGGTTTGGGTATGCGCATGGCGTTGCCCGGTCAGGACGCAGATGAGCCGGTTCATGTGTACACGTTAGATCCACGGGACAGTTTTGTGGTGCGGTACAACGGTTTGGGTGAGCCGGTTGTGATGGGTGTAAAAACGATTATCCGACGCGACGGACAAACCAGAGTACATAGCGTGTACACCAAGAATATGTATTTCGAGATTGAAGACGAGAACATCGTGAAGCAGGAACCTCATGTGCTGGGTATGGTCCCGATTTTCGAGTATCCTGCCAATCGTGCTCGATTGGGTGCATTTGAGGTGGCCCTTCCCCTGCTGGACGCGCTGAACGAGGTCGAGAGCAACCGTTTGGACGACGTGGAGCAGTTTGTGAACAGCTTCCTCGCCCTGCTGGGCGGTACCATCGACGAGGAGACCGCGAAAAAGTTGGACGAGCATAAGATGCTCTGCCTGCCGGAAGGCGTGGATGCCAAGTACCTAAGCGCCGCACTTCAGCAAAACGACATTCAGGTACTGTCTGATAATCTGTACAGTGCAGTATTGACCATCTGCGGCATCCCGAACCGAAACGGTGGCAGCTCCACAAGCGATACCGGGTCTGCTGTTATCATGCGTGACGGTTGGGAAAGTGCTGAGGCGCAGATGAAATCGGTCGAATTGGAGTTCAAACGCAGTGAGAAAGAGTTTTTGCGGTTGGTGCTCCGTATTCTACGTGACATGATCGGCTTGGAGCTGGATCTGAAGAATGTGGAGATTAAGTTCTCCCGTCGTAATTACGATAACCTTCAGACCAAGTCCCAGGTGCTGACTACCCTGCTGAACAACCCGAAGGTTCATCCGCAGCTTGCGTTTGTGCACAGCGGTCTGTTCCTTGACCCTGAGAGTGCTTACCTGCAGAGCAAGGAATGGTGGGAGGCTGCTGAGCAGAAGGAAGCCGAAGAGATGGAGAAATACGTAAAATCGTTGGGTGATGACGATGAAGAATCCGTACCTGAAGACTGATAAGACGATTGCGTATTTAAGCAAGCTGTACGCAAGGTTGTTCCGTCGTGTGACCGCGTTTGACGAGCTGAACGTGATTTCTGTATCTCACGAGATTTACGATGAAGCCTTGAAGGTTACCGAGCAGGAGGTAACGCGGCTTGTGAAGTCAGTGTATGACAGCCACTCTAATTCCAAGGTGCTTCCCGCGTTGGAGGCTCACGAAATGGCGTTAGCTTTGATGGGCGCATATCATCCCACGACGAAGTATATCTACAAAAACGAGCTGGACCGAAAGCGGTCGCGTTTCGCCGAAGGCGTTATTTCGAGCGATACACCTCGCGAGGAAGTAGAACTGGCCAAGCGTCTGTTGGTTGCCTTAAATAAGCAGTTTGCCGATGATGCTACGTTCGATGCGTTGATTAAGGCGTATACGGATGATGGCGTCAAGCGCGTGCGTTGGGTTACAGCTGCCGATGACAGGCGGTGTGCCGATTGCAAATCTCGCCACGGGAAAACGTATGATATCGACAACGTCCCGCCGAAACCGCACCTGCATTGCCGTTGTTATGTAGAGAGAGTTTAGGAGGTGGTCGAGGAATGAAACCTGTAAGATGCCCTAAATGCGGACGTTTGCTAGGCTATTTTGACGGCAAAGGCGAGATTCTTTGCCCTCGATGCCGGAAAGATGCCAAGGTGTACTTCGATACTGAAGCGAAAATTATAGAATTTAGAAACAAAGAGCGCATTTGAGCGCCATTACCCCTTACGCAGGGGTAGTGGTGTTCTTTTGTTTTTGGTTCGGAGATGAACCTAAAAAGCCCGAAAAAGTGCGGAGATGCACTGAAAAAGCCCAACATAGTGCAGAGAGAACTGCCTCGTAAAACCCAAAGGAGAATTGCTATGAAAATCGATACCACTTTGATTCCTAACTTTGATGATCTGCCCGAAGAGGCAAAGGAAGCCATCCTCGCCATGGAATTTGCGGACGCACCCGACATGAGTCAGTTCGTGGCAAAAGCCGTATTCGACAAGAAGGCCAGCGAAGCCGCCGATCTGAGCAAGCAACTCAAGTCCAAAATGACGCAGGATGAACAGGTTGCCGCGCAACAGGCCGAAACGCTGGCGGCTATGCAGGCTGAGTTGGAGCGTTTGCGCTCCGACAAGATCATCAGCGAGTATACGGCTCAATTCCTGGGCCTTGGTTACCCGGAAAAACTGGCCAAGAGCACGGCAGAAGCGCTACACAGCGGTGATATGGCGACCGTGTTCAAAAACCAGGCAACCTTTGTAGCAGAGCGCGAAAAGTCGATGAAGGCAGACCTTTTGAAGAGCACCCCCGTCCCTCCTGCCGGAGTCGGCGACAAGGGGATTACCAAGGAAGAGTTTTTGAAAATGAGTTTGGTTGAGAAAGCCAAGTTCGCTACGGAAAATCCCGAAAAATATAACGAATTTTATGGAGGTTAATGACGTATGGCATTGAATCATACCCATCAGGTGTTCCCGAATTTTGTTCTGGAAAACACCATTGAAGATCAATATAACTCGCATCTGGACATGATGCGTTTCTGCACTGTGGACAACAGCTTGGTCGGCGTTGCCGGTGATACCAAGAAAATCCGCGTTTACCGTGCATCGGATGCAACTGAAAAGCTGGCAATGGGTGAAGGAAATACTAAGAACATCGAAGTAACTCACAGCGATGTGGAGTATACCATCATGCTGGCACAGAACCGCTTCCCTTACTATGACGAGGAACTGATGCGCGATCCGCTGGTTGTTGACACTGGTCTGCGTCATATGACGACCGACATGTTCAACACGGCGCAGGCAGACATCTTCACCGAGTTCAGCAAGGCAACTCAGGTGGTCACTCTGTCCGGTGTGGACTACTTTGGCGCATTCGTGGATGCGGTGGCCATGCTGCCCGGTGAGAACCAGGAAGAGCTGGAAGTGTTCGCTTTCGTGCATCCCAAAGACAAGGCTGCCATCCGTAAGGCACTGAAGGATGACCTGAAATATGTGGAGGCTCATGTCCGCGCCGGCTATATCGGCGAGGTCGCAGGCGTGGCTCTGTATGTGAAAGCAGACGCTACCGAGGGCGAAATCTGCGGTGGTACCCGTGATGCCGTTACCTTCTTCAACAAGAAAGGCACTGAAGTTGAGCAGGAGCGCGACGCCAACACCCGTCTGAACGAGATTTACTCTCGTAAGTATTATCTGGCTGCTCTGACCAACGAAACCAAGTGCTTCAAAATCATCAAGGGCGCTTAATTAAGCCCCGAAACACAAGGAGGTAACCCTTATGGCAATTAACACTTATGGCGTGTCCCTGAAGTGGGGCGCATCTGCCGAAGCGGTCGAAAAGGTCGTTGACATCAAGGATTTCCCTGACATGATCGGCGAGCCTGAGATGCTGGAAACCACTACCCTTTCGGATTCTCAGGTGACCAACATTCCCGGCATCAAGTCCAGCGACACGCTGACCTTTACTTGCAACTACACCAAGGAAGATTTCACCAAGGTGAATGCGGATGCCGAGACGGCTCTGCATTACGTGCTGGAGTTTTCCGATGGATCTAAGTTCACCTGGCAGGGCCAGCACACCTGCGGTCTGCCCGGCAAGGGCGTGAACGAGGTCATCGAGTTCACCATCAACATTGCTGCATCCACTCCCGTGGTGTTTGCTACGACCTAAAAAGTGAATTAGGGCGGGGTCTCCCCCGCCCTGTTCTTAAATTAAAACTTTGAAGAGGAGAACGCCGAAATGAGCAAAATCAATCTTACTTATGACCAGAAGGAGTACGTCCTGGAGTACAACCGTCAGAGCGTCAAAACCATGGAGAGCCAGGGTTTTGTTCTGGAGGAACTGACTGCAAAGCCCATGACCATGATTCCCCTGCTGTTCAACGGTGCCTTCATCAAGAATCACCGTGGCATCAAGCGCAATCTCATGGACGAGATTTTTGAGGAAATCGGCGACAAAACCGCCCTGATGGAGGCTTTGATGGAGATGTACGCCGAGACCCTTGGCACCCTGACGGACAGCAACAACGAGGGAAACGTGACTTGGGCGATGGTGAAATAACCTCGCCCAGGCAATCTTTTACCGAGATTTTTGAGGAGATGTTCCCTGCTTACCTGGCAATGGGCATGACCTGGACACAGTTCTGGGTGGATGAGCCGGAGTTGGTGATCGCTTATCGCAAAGCTGAAATGATCCGAAATCGGCGCAAAAACGAGGAATTGTGGCTGCAGGGCATCTATGTCGCCGAGGCGCTGAGCGCAACGGTGGGCAATATGTTCTCCAAGGGGCAGAAACATCCCTATCCGGCAGAGCCGTTGCCTCTGACAGCCGATGAGCAACGGGAACGCCGGGAACGAGAGGAAAAAGCACGAATGGAGCGCATGAAAGCGGCCTTTATCGCAAAATCGCTCCAAGTAAACACAAAGTTTGGAGGGAAACCCAATGACAAACGAGGAGAAACGGGCGGCGCTGGTGGCTTCGCTGGCACCTGATACCGACACCGATGAGGTGCTGGACGCCGTGTTAGCGGATGCAGAAGCGCTGGTGTTGAATCGAATGTATCCCTTTGGGTATCCCGATGGCACCGTTGTACCGCCTCGGTACGAACGGATTCAGATCCAATTGGCAGTCGAATTGTACTCGAAACGCGGTGCAGAGGGTCAAACCAGCCACAGTGAGAACGGCATTTCCCGCAACTGGGCTGAGAAGTCTGCGCTGTTGAATCGTGTGATGCCACACGTGGGGAGCGTGAGCAGCAATGCGTGATTTGATGCGAAATAAGCGAAGTCTGTGGTACGCAAACCCCGTGGGCAACACACCGATTGTCGACGAGTACGGCAACGACACCCTGGAGGTGGAGGTGGACTTTTCCTCCCCTCTCCGCCTCCAGGCAAATATCAGCGCCAACGCAGGTCAGCAAGCCGTTGAGGTGTTCGGATCTCAAACCGAGTACAGCCGCACGGTGAGTATCACCGGGAATACCTGCCCGTTGGTGGAGGGTTGCCTTGTGTGGTTCGGCGTGGAGCCGAGCGAGAGCCACAATTACACGGTTGCTCAGGTGGCTGACAGCAAAAATGGGTATCTAATCGCCCTGCGTGAGGTGACTGCGCATGCTTAATGCTGTTCGAATTAACGGTCTTTCTGCCGCATCCATCGATGCTGCAGCCCGAGATTTGCGCAAATATGCCTTGTGGGTTGAGCGAAAAGAGCGAGAATTGGTGACCCGATTGGCGGAGCGAGGAAAGACGGTTGCCGAAGTCAAATTTGCTTCTGCCATCTATGACGGCACCAATGATGTTTCGGTGCGCGTGGATAACACGGGGAGCGTCGCCGTGATTTATGCAGAGGGCAAAGCGGTGGCTTTTATTGAATTTGGCTCGGGTGCATCCATGGGCTACGGTCACCCTACGGCGGGTGAGCATGGATTTGGTCCCGGCACCTGGTCCGCCGGCGAAGGCGGCAAAGGGCATTGGGACGATCCTCACGGATGGTATTACAAGCATGGCGAAAAATCCCACGGTAATCCCCCTGCGATGGCCATGTATACCGCCGCACAGACCATGGTGGCAGAACTAACTTCGATTGCAAGGGAGGTTTTTGGTACAGCATGATTGATTTTTCCAACGAAATTTTCAATGCGGTAGCCACAGACCTCCGTTCTGTATACGAGGGAATCAGGGTGGTGGGCGAGCATGTCGCCTCCCCTACCCACTTCCCTACCGTGACCATTGACGAAATCAGCAATGTACCGACCCACCTGGACAGTGCGATGCTTCCGAAATACGCAGAAGTTCAGTATCGTGTACAGATTTTCTGCAATGGGAACGGAAAACGGGCAAAGGCACGTGAAATTTACGCAACCGTGGCAAAACGGTTGAGTTTACTGGGTTTGGTCGGTGTAACATACACCACTACCCCGGCAATTTATCATTCTGAGATTTACTGCATCACGGGGACATTCCGTGGTGTGGTAGATCGAAATGGTGTGATTTATCGAAGCTAACGGTAAGGGGGTGTTTGTATGTCCGTGACCATTGAAAGTCTTGATATACAAATCCGTTCCAGCGCCGGGAGCGCAGCACAAAACATCAATGCTCTGGCAACTGCGTTGGGCAATCTGAACGCCAATGCCAGAGTGACTAAAATCGTCAACTCTCTGAACAACCTGAATGTGGCACTCACCAATATGCGAAGCCAACAGGCGGTTATGACCCACTTGGCGGCGCTTTCGAGATCGCTGGCTGGGTTGGCGGCCATTCCCAGACTGACCGGATTACAGAGCGCCATTCGCGAGCTGAACAAACTGCCTGCCGTTATGCAGAATCTGAACACGGCGCAGATTTCGCAGTTTTCCGGAAAGATGCAACTGCTGGCAAACGCCATGGCTCCTTTGGCAACGCAGATTACCGCAATCGGCGCAGGGTTTGCCAGATTGCCTCGGCAAACCAGCCAGTGCGTCACCGCCATCCGACGGCTGGATGCTGCAAACCGGTCTGTTACGGCATCGACACAAGCGCACGGAGCCGCCTTGAACACAACCGGTCTGAATCTTATGACGGCTTACGCTAACCTGACCATGGTGCTGAGCATCATGCATTCGGTTCAGGACGGGTTTGCCAGACTGATGGATGATGCCATCCAGTGGGACGGCATTCAGTTCCGATTTGGGCGTGCCTTCGGAGATGACGCCGAAATGGTGCTCGAATACGCACGAAAGGTCAGCGATGAACTGCGCATCAATTTACAGCAGTTCATGCAGTACAGCTCGCTGTACGGCTCCTTGCTGAAAGGTTTCGGCATGGAACAGGAAACGGTAACTACCATCTCGGTTGGTTTGACCGAGTTGTCTTATGACATCTGGGCCGCTTACAACGACCGATACCGCACGCTGGAAGATGCTTCTGAGGCCATCCGTTCGGCAATCACGGGTGAAATTGAGCCCATTCGTAACGCCGGTATCGCCTTGACCGAGGCATCCATGCAGGAGTTTGCGGATGGATACAATGCGGTTGAAGCCGCCACAAAAGACACGGTCACTGCGCTGGAGGATGTTCAGAATGCAACGGCCGGCATTGGCAATCAGGCCAAAGAAACCGGGAACGCCATTACCAATATGGTGGACAACGGAATCAGCAATGCGACCTTGCAGGCAACCGCCGACACCTTGGGTCTCGGCATGTCGGTTGAAAAAATGACCGAAGCTCAGAAATCCGAGCTTCGTTATGCAGTTATGGTCAATGCGGCCATGAATCAGGGCATTGTGGGTACCTATGCCCGTGAAATGAACACGGCAGAAGGTTCCGTTCGTACTCTGACGCAGCAGCTGAAAACCTTAGGTCAGGCGCTTGGCTCGCTGTTCCTGCCCATTCTTCAGAAGGTATTGCCTTGGATCTCTGCATTTGTTGAGCTGCTTACCGAAGGGCTGATTGCCCTGGGCGCAATGTTCGGCATTGAGTTTCAGGAAATCACGTGGGGCGATACGGCCGGTATGGCAGATGGCGCAAACGCTACTGCTGACGCCCTTGGCGAAGCGGCCAAGAATGCCAAAAAGGCGAAAGATTACACCCTTGGCTTTGATGAGCTGAATGTGATCAATCCGGACAGCAATTCGAAAAAATCGGGCGCAGGTGATGGTGCAGATGGCAGCGGCCTTGGTCTGGACCTTGATACGTTGTGGGATCAAGCGGTTTTCGACAGCGCAAGTAAAAAAATTGACGAACTGAAAGACAAAATCAAGGCGTTCTACAAAGAGTGGAAGTTTCAGCTTGAAACCATCGGCTACGCGTTGAGTGCGCTGAGCATCGCAAGCCTGCTGACGTCCTTGGGCAAGGCGCTCAACCTGGGCAACCTGTTCCTTGGCACCATGTCTGCCATTAAGAGCCTTGCGGTGGGTGCAATCATTATCACCCTTCAGTATTCCCTCGCCACCGAGTTTTTGGGCAATTATCTGGATGGCGAAGGGTTTAAGAATTACATCGCCGCCATGTTTGTCAACGCACTCGGAACGTGGGTGCTGTACTCCAAGTTTGGCGTTGCCGGCCTGGCAATTGGGCTTGCCGTTACGGCGGTTGCCTCCTTGTCGGCCATTGTGGAAGACGGTGGTATCCACAGCGCAGAAGGCGCCGTTACGGCACTGACAGGGCTCGCCGCCGCCATTGGCGCAGTTGGTTTTGCGGCGAAGGGATTGAAGGGATCGAGACTGGTTGGAGATCTGGGCGCCGCATTT